TTTTCCACCTGGTGGCTGTTTTGGTCGCACCATTACTGTCTTGGTAAGTGATACTTTTATCAAAATTATCATTGTACTTTCCGGTAATGGTAAAACTTGATCCACCAACATCTGTTGTCACTGCTATTGTTCCTTCGATACTACTACGTGTTACTGTAATAGACTCAACTGCGCCGCCACCAAATCCACCAGATGTGATTTCAACTGTTTGATTTACAGCAATGCCTTCATTGGACGAAGGAAGGCTGGATGGCGTTAAAGTAAAGGACATATTAAGTGATTATACTGCCTCTGGTTACCGGTTCGATACCAGTTGTGGTTTTGATGTAATGTTTTTGCATGGCATCAATTGATGGGGATGACATAATAACATGAATTTTATTCAATGAAATTTTAGCATCGGCATCAGCGGTAAACAAACTTTGTACTAGTCCTATGCCTTGAGGCGATGGGATCGCCGTACAAGGTTTTTCTAATATATAACTGTCATTATCTTCTGATGCAATTCTTGCAACGATTTCATCACCGTTAACAAGTTTGAAACTTACAATATCGCTTTCTGCGTATTTTTTTGAAACTAACATTATTGTCCTTTGACTTTGTTGAAAAATTCTTGTGGTTGTTTTGATAAGCCTTGAAATCCTCCGGCGATAAGTTCATATCCGTGAAAGATTTGTGGTACACTGCGTAATCCAGAATCAACTAATTTTTGTCTTGCTTCTGCATCATGTTCAATGTTTATTTCTGTGTATGGTACGCCTTTACTTTCTAATAAAGTTTTTGCTTGTACACAAAACGGGCAATTATTTTTACTGTATATTGTTAACATTATAAACTAAATCCTTTGAATGTGTTACCATCAACGTCCTGTTTGGTACCACCTATTACATAACTACTTATTTCTGTTTCTTGTGGTGCCACTTGAACTTCTGCACCTGCAATCCATTTGGCCGTCCATGGTAATGGATTCGATCCTGTCTTGATGCCACATTGTAACCCTACCGCTGTCATACGCTTACAGGTTAACCAATCTACATACTGTGCCAATAATTGTTCGTTAAGACCAATCATGCTCCCATCTTTAAACAGGTAATGTGCCCAGGCTTTTTCTTGTGCTGCTGCTTGTAAGAACATTGCTTCACATTCGGCACGAGTTTCTTCTTTAATACGAATGTAATCTGGATCATCCTGAGGTAGCAGTTTAAGTAGGGTCTGCGTGGAACCTAAATGTACGTTTTCGTCTCGTGCAATCAGTTTGATGATCTTGGCATTGCCTTCCATCTTCTTTAGTTCTGCAAATGCCCACGAACAGGCAAATGAAACATAGAAGCGAATTCCTTCTAATGCGTTTACGCTGTTCAAGCACAACCACAATTTCTTTTTAAGTTCATATCTGTCAATGTTAACGGTGTTTCCGTTAACAGTATGAACTCCGTAACCTAACAGTTTATAGTAACCAACATAATCAATCAAGTCATCGTAATACTTGCTGATGTCTACTGCACAATCCAGTATCTCTGGTATTTCTGTTAGCGCATCAAATACTTCGCTAGGATTAGCATACACATTACGAATAATATGAGTGTAACTACGACTATGGATAGTTTCATTGAAGCTCCAGGTCTGTATCCAGGTCTCCAATTCTGGTATAGTAGCAATAGGAAGAAACGCTAGGTTAGGACTACGACCTTGCACACTGTCTAACAAGATTTGTCTTTTTAAATTACTGGTAAAAATATGTTGCTCGTGATCAGTTAACTCTTTAAAGTCTTTGCTGTCACGCAGTACATCTACTTCTTCTGGTCTCCAGAAAAAGCCCAACTGTTTGTCTGTCAGTTTGTCGAACTGTCTATACTTTAATACATCATAACGCTGTATTGGTGCTGCACCTGAGTCATCTAAAAATGCTAATGCTTCGGTATGATTCTTTTTATTATTGATATTAAATACGCTCATTGTTTCTCTCTTAAATTACACAACTGTCACAATCCATCTCATCCACTGATTCTTCAACTGGCTTTGACTCCATCAACTTGTCAATGTTGATTTCGCCTTGTCCATCAAATGTGTTAAAATAATACAACTGCTTTAATCCATATTTGTAACACATGATTAGATGCTGTAGCATTTCGCTCATGGGAATCTTTTCGTCTGCGTAGTGTTGTGGATTGTAGGAAGTATTTACACTAATACCTTGGTCAATATACTTTTGTAATACCGCACATAGCTTGAGATAACCCTCAGGGCTAGTTTGGTCCCAAAGTAGTTCATATTTGTTCTTTAACTTGCGATATTCAGGCACAACCTGCTTCAATTGGCCATGTTTCGAACCTTTAATGCTAACATAGCTTCGCGGTGGCTCTATACCATTAGTGGCATTTGAAATCTGTGCAGAAGTTTCTGCAGGCATCAAAGCCATCAATGTCGCATTGCGCTGTCCAGTACGTTGTACTTGTTCACGTAAACTTTGCCATGGCATACGTTCTTGATATGGCACTAGTTCATCCACATCCGACTTACGTGTGTCAATAGGCAATATGCCTCGTGCCGACTTTAAGTCTTTCCATCTGGTACAGGCACCTTGTTCTTCCGCGAGGTCTGCAGAAGCTTTGATCAAATAATACGACCAGGCTTCTGCATACTCGTCGACTAAAGCAAGTGCTTCAGGGTCACTATAACTTACATCGTTTTTGGCCAAGAAATAGGCAAAGTTAATAATGCCTATTCCAATAGGTCTAAACTCCTCAGTGGCTAACTGAGCAGCTCGGATCGGATAGTTCTGATAACTTAGCAACGCATCCAATCCACGTACTGCCAACCGACACATCTCTTCGAAGTCATGTGGGCTTTTTACATTGCCCCAATTGATCGCTGATAGAGTACACAGGGCGATCCTACCATCCTCGTCGTTGACATCTCGTAACGGCACAGTCGGCAAATCTATTTCTGCGCAAAGATTACTCATCTTAACTGGTGCCACTGCCTCGTCAAACGGACTGTGGGTATTGGCATGATCAACATTCTGCAAATATATTCTTCCAGTATCCTTGCGTTCCTGCATGAACCTACTAAACAAATCTGCTGCTTTAAACGTTTTCTTCTTTAACTTGGTATTACGTTCTGCTCTTTCATACAACTCTTTAAAACGTTCTTGGTTGTTAAAGAACGCTTCGTACATTTCAGGCACATCATGGGGGCTAAAACAGGTAATATCGCCACCTGTAATGAGTCTTTCGTACATTAATTTGTTAAATTGAACGCCATAATCCATATGACGTACACGATTGTCCTCTGTGCCTTTATTGTTCTTTAAAACAATCAAGTCCTCAATCTCAAGATGCCAGACGGGGTAGTACAGTGTAGCAGCGCCGTTCCTGACTCCTCCTTGACTACAACTTCTTGTAGCACTTTGGAACAACTTGTAAAACGGTACAACGCCGGTGTGGTAAGCATCGCCATTTCTAATGGGGCTTCCAAGGGCTCTGATTCTACCTGCACCAATTCCAATTCCGGCTTTTTGACTGACGTACTTAACAATGCTACTACTAGTGGCGTTAATACTGTCAAGACTATCGTCAGCCTCAATGAGAACGCAACTGCTGAATTGTTTTTGCGGAGTACGTACACCGGCCATAACAGGAGTAGGCAGGCTAATGTCGTGTAAACTGATGGCGTCATAATAATCTTTCACCCACTGTAGTCTTGTATCCTTGGGATAAGTTTGAAATAATGTTGCTGCTATTAATAGATATGCTACTTGTGGTGTTTCAAAGATATCATTGGTAACACGATTTTGTACTAGATACTTGCCACGCCATTGTTCCATAGCAACATAGGTAAAGTCCTCGTCACGCTCGTGTTTGATAAAACTGTTTAAGGTTGCCCATTCTTGTTCAGAGTAGGCGGCGAGAAGGCCGGTATCATAAAAACCAGACTCCACGTTCTTGTTTACTAGGTCCAGTAAAGGCCAAGGTGTGTAATCATTATAAACTTGTTTACGTAGATGATAGTTAATTAAACGACCGGCCACGTATTGGTAATTGGGAGTTTCTTCACTGATAAGATCAGCAGCACTCTTGATCAAGGTTTCTTGAATATCTGCTGTTTTGATTCCGTTGTAAAACTGTATGTGACTTTTGATTTCTACTTCACTGGCACTTACTCCAGTAATACCTTCAGTGGCCCACATTACTACCTTGTGCATTTTTTCTATATCTAATAATTCTCGACTTCCGTCTCTTTTTGTAACTTGAATTTGTGTCATTGACGCCTCTAGTATTGTTCTAATTTTAAATCTGCTGCTGTGTAGCAGTATCTTAATTTTAATTGTTGATTGATTTGTTGTTTATTTACGACTTCGCCTTCGACCAAATTAAGAACATATTTTCCCTGGCACAAGTAAGCTATATGATAATCAAAACGCTTTTTAGCGTCATAATATACTCTTATTTCGGGATTGATGTCTTTGCTGTGGGAGGTAAGATGTATAGTATACAGCATACCCAAAGTCTTTGCAAGATCGCAATAATAATTTTCCGTGATTAATTCCCATGGGTCAGGCCAATTGGTGTTATCCTCGGGCATTAGATAAAATGGTATAAATGGACAGCTTTGCCAGAATGACTGTACAGAATGCACAGCATCTTCAAGAGATTGATTGCTAATCTCCAATCGAAATTGTTTCCAACGATCCAATCGATCGCTGGTTGATAATTTGAACATCTATTAAATAAATTGTTTGAAGTTAAACTTAAATATTGCTGTTCCGCTACTTACTGATGCTAATAAACTAGTTGCATTTGCAAAAAGATTTGCATTAACACTGTTTGTGGTTTCAACATAAGAATCATTGTAAATTGATTCAGTTCCTGTAGTCATTAAAGAGAACGTACCGGATCTTGCATTGGCAGCATTTCTAATTTCATAATAGAGAGTTGGACCAGTATTAGCTGCAAACGATAACACTAGTGGTGTAGTTGTTAATGTATATTGTTGACTACCACTGTAAAGTAAATTACCAAGTAGTAATCCACTTTGCACTGCATTGAAAGTCTCGTAAG